TCAAATAGTTCTGATAGTTTCTTGGTCATGCTCGTATTTACCGAGCTCGTCCTTGATGGAAGATATCATTTTCAGTAACTACTCTAAATCGTAATCCGTTTTGATTACACCAGGCTTGAGCTGCTTGCCATTTGCACATGTTTAGTACTGCGGCTGCCTGGTCTCTTGCACTCTTGCCTGCTGCCTCTAGTGTGGTTTGCTTGGTGGGTTTTATTTCGATCAGTTCACCAAATTTTTCACCGTTTTTGTTGACATACATGATTAAAAAATCTGGAACATAAATTGTGTTTTTATTTGTAAAAGGATTACGGTAAGGAATGTGAACTGCCTCACTGGCCCATTGTAATACAGCAGGATTTGTATCACAAAAACGCATAAAAGTATGCTCCCAACTACTTCTAAAATGCGGAACTTTCTTTCCTACATATTTGTCTGAGTTCAAAATCTGATAAAATCCATTTGCAAATTTTGTCATAGCAAAATTGATCTTAACACGTATTTGTTTATAACTGGTGTACTGGTGATGCCAAGGTAACTTGTGCCTTTTCTTTCAAAATTAAGAAACATAGCAGTGTATGCATCTAACTCAGACGGAGACAGTTTTTGAAATTCCTTTAAAGTGTCCATTGGGTTGAGTCCTTGTTTGACACTTGTATAAATTACCGCGCTGGCTAAGGATCTGGCCGCATCTTTATTTTCAGTTATTTGTTCAAAATAAGCAATTATTGCTGCATCTACATTTGAACTGACCTCAATGGGAATTTCAAAAAAATTGTTAAAAAATTTGTTTACATCTCTTTCGACTATTGCATTTACGTTGATAGATGAAAGATTATTTGGAATTTTAGCTCTGATTAGATTTGCCATGTTAGTCTTTCGCTTTGCCCTGATTACTTGGAACTTTTGGAAGTTTAGTTCTAATAGTATTGTTAGTTGATTGTGCCAATACTTGTTCTTGTGTAGCTGTTATTTTATCAGCCGCTTGTTGTGCTGTCAACGCACTCCCATTGCCAAAAATTGTCGAGGAAAATATTGAACTGTTGGATGCCATTTGTGTCTTATCCTTGTTCCGGGTTAGTTGACAGTCCGGCACCAGCATAACTACTTGATGGTCCTGTGACCAGTGTCTTAGGATTACCGTTTTGTACAAAAGCACTTGACTCCGATGCAGCAACACTTTGAAATGCAGCTACCGCAGTTGGTGAACCGCTCGAAGCTATCACTGTGCGACTGTAAGGAGTTTGTGCCAATGGACTCGACGATGCTAGTGCTGTAGATGTACCAGTGCTGAACGTAGGTGTTTTGCTTGTATAGTAACTTGACGGTGTTGTTTGACGATCAACGTTTTCCTGTTCTTTGTTCTTTTTATCTTGTTCAGCCTTGGCTTTTTCTTGTCTCTCTTTAACAATCTTTTGTAAAGATCCTGCAAAACTTAGAAAACTAAAAGACGATACGTTTTCGTTTACCTGAGGAGCTTCTACCTCGGCTGTTGGCTTATCAAGCGGAATAGTTTTATCAAGTGGAGCCCCAGTTACCTGTCCTTTACTATTTGCTATTAAACCTGCAATAGCTATACCTGCTCCAATTTCTGGTTTGCCTGTTAGTGCCAGTATACCCCCGCCAGCTATTAAAGCCTGCCCTAAGCCAATGCCGGATCCGTTACTTTGTACACTGCCTGGTGCTGCTGCCTGCCCCCCTGCTAAGTCATCGGTAGACACAGGCGGTTTATTGGCTAGTCCACCTGAATATGGCACAAAAAATCTATCTCTTGGGTCTTTATTATTCAGCATATCTAATCCAGCAGTAAGTAGTTCAGACTGAGCCAATCCCATTAAATCTACATTTTTATTTTTATTGTAACCTCTGAACAACTTGAATGCGGCAGAACCAAATTTGCCTCCACCAGCGTCACCAACTATCTCGTCTGCTGCACTCAAAATACCACCTGGGCCTAATATGCTATTTGTTCCTCCACCGGCAGGTGTCAATGGACTGGGCGATCGATCATAATGTAAATCACCAAATCCTTTGACTGTGTTTTTTGTTACATTTCCGCTTGCATACAATACCGATGTAAACCCAATGGTCATTGAATGTTCAAGACTGCCATTAGAACTTCCAGAATGACTACCGTGCCCAAAAGATAAAATAACAGGATTTATTAAGGTATATTCGCTAAATTTTCTTTGATGTAAACTATAGATTCTAATTGCCTGTAAGTATTGTGGGCCATTGAGTCCTGCGTCATTTCTAGGACTATAACCAAAATTATTTAAAATTTCTCTTTTATCTGGTCTGTATTTGTAATTGCCATGCAAGTCTTGATTTATTCTACCTGTGCTATCAGCATATCCTACATCAGTGTCTCTATAGTAATGTGAAAAATAATCATACCAAAGTAGTCTCACAACATTGGCTTGGTCGTCATGAAAAGTTATATTCAGAGTATCGTATTTTATTTTTGTCTGTACAATCTCTGGCCTATTATAATTATTCAATGTTTTTGTATCAACTGAAAATTTTGGTAAGTCAATATTTTTTACCAGCATACCAGCTTCAACTAATTTGATTACATCAACTTTTGATAGAGTTGGATTTACATCAAAAAACACATGATACAGCCAGTCATACTTTGGACTAAGCCTATAGTTACTATCAACATAAAGTCTGCTGGCATGTTTGAAATCTTTTATTTGATCTCCGGTAGCAAGCTGCTTTAAAAACCCATCAAAAATTCCTGGCATATATCATCCTTTTAAATATTTAGCCAAAAAAAAACCCGGTGTTTACCGGGTTTAGTGATCTTATAGAGTGTTATAATACACCAGTTACAAGATTGTTTATTGTCCTGCCGACTGCTGTACCTACTCCAGTACCAGTAGGTGACTGAATAGCGTTATCGTACGTGACAGTCAATGCAATCATAGCTGCTTCACTGGTACCATAATTCATTTCGCCATAGTTTACTTGTGACAAGAATGCTCCATATAGCTCCCAGGTTTCTAACACATTGGGTGTATTAGCACCGTTGCCGCCATCTAACATTTCAAACTTAAGAACAAATTTATAATCAATGCCAGATGCCGCCGAGCTTTGTTCTGCGAAATCAAACTGTTTCTGAATTTGTTCGCCAACCAGCTTGCTTACATTACCGCCAGCGTCGTCTCGAATATTGACGGTTACTGGTTCCCAAGTTGGTTTACCAATCAAGTTGACCTTACTGTTATAAGCCTCTAATACAAACGGATTAAAATTTATATTTGGTCTACTGATGTCGTTTACTTGTTTTGTCAACTCTACTCTGTCAGAACTTACACCAAAGTTTTCAAATATCGCACGGAAGCGATACTTCATCTTAGGCATTAGTAAACCTTGAGCACTAGCACTTTGATTGGTAGCTAGTGGAACTGTAAATCTGTTTAGTGAGGCAATTGCCATTTTTTTATCTCCTGTTATAGGTATTTACCAAAATTACTTTGGATTATATTGGGGTAGTTGCCTCCCCAATATATACCCATATTATACTCCTGCTGCTATATCACCTGGATTCTTTAAACGAATTGGTATGTAAATAAATTCAACTGCTTTCATTGGTTCAATGGCTATGTCAACATACAATTCATTTCTTGCAATTCTAGTTGGTGTGTTATTTGTTTCATCGCACACAACAATATAGTCATATACACCACGTTTAGCCACTAGATCATTTATTGCTCCGCTTATGATATTGGCAATTTGGTCTCTAGTAATTTTGTCGTTTGGTTCAAACAAGAACCCGTCGCCTACTCTGGCTAAAATTGTACGCAAGTAGTTGACAAGTCTGGCTACATTGATACGATCCAAACTGCTCGCTACTGCATTACGTGTTTTTTGTCCAAAGACTACCAAACCAATTCCTGGCAGATTTGTGATAGGATTGATTTTATTTTCATACAGTGTATCTCTCAAACCTACACGGATGCTGTTGAAATTAAATTCACCAGTAGTTGCATCTATATAACCAATACTTGTAGCATTGTCAACTAAACCTCTTCGAGTTCCTGCAGGTGCAAACCATTGGAAAGCAACATTGTCATTGAAGATCATTGTTCTAAGAGCCATGTGACTTGCCGGTACCACAATATCGTTGCCTTGCAAATCACTTGTTTTACCAGCCGGGTAATATACTGCAAGATATGGGTCTGCCGTGGCTAATCCATCTCCATTTGTGTTATTACTCCAGTTTGCAATGTCTATTGCATTTGGTGCTAAACGCATTGGTGTATCGCCGATAATAAATGCTGTGTTTGCTCTGTCATTGTTAAGAGCAACCATTTCATCAATTAGTTCAGGGTATCCTGGTGCACAAATAATGTTAAATGAATATTGTTCTTCTCTTACTTCTGTGCTTGCAATCAATGCACCTTGCATAGCCGCAGTGATCATACGTCGCTGAGCTTGTCGGCCCATGTATGGACTTCCGTTGTCTTTCAGACCACTAGCAGTCTGCCATGTATCCTTGATGGTAGGCAACGAGCTGTTTGCTCCTGGTACTGCTGGTAAATCAGGATACGCATTTGCATTAAACTTGTTACTTACAAACTGTTTTACGTTGTATCCACTACGACGTGTATTGAATAACAACATGCCACGTGGATACAATCTGTAGTCTGGAGCATCCTGATCTATATAGTCACTTTCAAGCAAGTCAGTGATAGCAGGCAATGATCCTGTGATAATATCTGTGGTTCCTGTTGTGTCCCATCTTGCATCAGCAAATACAATGCCGTTTTGTCCAACTTGATCGGTATTGTCAATTAAAACCCATTCACTGCCATCATATCGATACAGTACAGGATAATTTTCAAGATCTCCACTGTCTAGCCACAAATCTCCGGCTGATAGGGCTGTCACTCCATCGCTTTGGAATGCAGGTTCACTGGCACTTATAATTACGCCTTCTGGATCTGTGGCACTTAAATCATAACCGCGAGCATCAGTGGTGCTGCCATCGTAATAACTACTATGATAAGATTTCCACCCGCCTATTTCATTTATCATAATGTCTACTGTTGCCGGATCACTATAATACCATAATGTACCATCAGCTGGTGCCTGATATGGTTCAGTGGTACTAAATGTGTAAGTCAACGCTTCCCAATTGGTGAGCGCCAGTGTACTGCCATATAAGATAGTGCCGGTCGTGTTGCTTGTGAATCCAGCATCTGCAGTTGGTGTTCCTACTGCATCTAACAAATAGATGTCGCCACCGTAAATATGAGTGAATGTAATTACATTGGAAGCACTAACACTGACATTTAATTCCGGGATATTAGCAGCCAAGATAGCACTTACAAAACTAGCAGTTGATGTGCCAGTCAATGTGATAGTTGTTTCATTGATATCGGCACTACCAATTTCTGTTACACCAATTGTGATTTCATCACTGACAGTGAATGGATTAGCTGCCAGTGCAGACCCACTAACAATGGTTTGTCCCGAAACTCTACGTCTATAAGGTTTAAACCCACCGGTGTTAGTTCTCAGGGGATCATATGCTACCCATACTGTACCAGCTGCAATTCCATTACCGCCGCCTGCAGGATCCAACCCATAGATAGCATCTTCTGCTCTGTTGTAAAACGGTGCTGCCAAGGTCAGCCATGTTTCGGTGGTAGAGCTATAGCGTTTAATTGCTACATCTGCTCCGCTGCCAGTTGCTCCAATCTTGGCATAGACCGAACCAGTTGGTCTAGGTACAGCATCAGTGCTTCTCCAGCTGGGTACACCTACAAAGTCTGCATAAAGCAATGCAGGATTACTATACGTTCCGGTCGTAATACCCAATGTAGTCAATGGCGTACCTGATCCGTTAGAAATGGCAATTTTACCATCGGCAGTGGAACCATTACTTTGTGCCAATTCAGATGCGTATAAGAATAGTTTACCGCCAACATTAGCTGCTGTAACTCCAGTTACTGCCGCACTGTTGATTGCACTTACCACCTGATCTAATGTTCTTGAAGCGCCTGTATTACCAATCGTGATAGCTGCTGCTCCATTTATAACAATAGTTGCGGCAGGAGTAGATGAAGCTATCACTGGATTACTAGCTGTGCCTTTAATTGTTGCCCAGGATGTTTGCCATTGTGTTGTACCTAATCTCACCCACTGATTATATTTTGCATCTGTTGTTGGCAAGCTTGATCC